CCTGTGTTTCCTTTAAACTGTGCTGTTCTATTGCACTCATAACCTTGTTTTTTAAATTCATTCACTACATAAAGCTCTCCGCTTTTTACCCTTTCTTTTACTATTTATCGCCATTCTTCTTTAGCTCCTTTCGTAAGTCTTCTATACTGATATTATGCATATTTCCATTTAAATCCGCCCGCTGTTTTACGTTTGTTTTTGCAACATTCATTTATGCTACTATGCCATATTCCAGTTTTTCTTTCTGCCTCATAGCTACCAAAATATTCATTTATTATTTTATTATCTTTAATCTGAAGTATCTTTTTTGATTTTATATGTTCTTTACCAAATTTGCCCTTATAATATTGATGACATAATCCTTTTTTCCAAGCTCTTATTGTATTCTCCTTAGCAGTAACCCACTCTAAATTTTCTATTCTATTATCTGTTTTTATTCCATTTATATGGTCTACAATATTGTATTTTTTTTCATTAGGTATAAAAGCTTTTGCTATCAATCTATGCATACTTTTATTTTTTGCTATTCCTTTTTTTGATAATCTAACCACATAATATCCTTTTATTAAAAATGGTTTTAATAATCTTTCTTTTCCATTATCGGTTCTTCTTACTCTACCTAAATTACTAATTTGATACAGTCCTTCATAATTTTCTATATCTTTCCATTTTTCTTTCATTTGACAACTCCTTTTTTAAAGTATTAATATCTAATTCTTCTATTGTTGCATATTCGCATCTATATGTTCCTTTGAAGTTTTTATCTTCTAATCTGTTACAGCCTAAACAGTTTTTACATAGCCCTATAAGTTCCATTTTTCTTCCTCTGCTTCTATTATCTTTGTTATAAGTTCCTCTTGTGCCTTTAAATCTATTAGTGTTGATACACTCCACATAGCAGGTATCATATGCTCTTTTTCTATTTCTTCTATTGCGTTTTTCTTATTTATTTCTATATTTTCTCTAATTAAGTTTAGTAATTTTTCTTTGTCCATTTTTACCTCCTATTCGCATCAACTATACATTCTTCAAGTACAAACTCATCATAAAATACCTTTTCATTAAACCTATTTACACCTTTTTTATGCACATTCTTTATTGAATACCCTTCTTCTCTTAATTGTCTTATGTACTCACTTAATCTTGTATTTCCTAATTTATCTATTGCTTCCTTTGTTGTTATTTTTCCATTCTCTTTTAAATAATTTAATAATCTTGCTTTATGTCCTTTCATTTGTTATCACTCTCCTTTAATTTGCATACATTCCGTTAAATTCTGCTTCTGTATATTCTCTTTGCTCGTATTTTTTTGCTTTTTGCTCTGTTTTTTTACTATATCCATTCCAAGTAAGTATTTTTTGTTTCCAACTTTTAACCTCTTTGCCGTTACTATCTACCCAATTTCCTTCTGTAAAGAAGTTATAGAAATCTATAGCCACTACTTTTAGCTGTTTTTCTTTAACATAGCTTTCAATTTCTTCTAAAGTCGGTGGAACAAAGTCTTTCTTTTCTTTCTTATTGTCTTCTATTCTTTTCTTATTCTTATTAGGAGCGATTACTCGTCGAACATTCGTCGAATATTCATCGAATAACCTTGACATTGTTTCTTTATCGTATTCTGGTATCTTACTTTCACTAGGTCTATCAATCTTTTGCCAAGTGTTCCAGTTATAAAGGCTATAATAACTACTTCCGTCACAAGAGTAAAAAACTACGGACATATTAGAGCTTATCTCTGATAAGGTTTTATCTATATCGGCACTTCTTATACCTTCCTCGTAAGGGAATAAACTAGACTTTAAATATACTGGATTACATCTTCCTCTACCTTCGTCATCTGCAAGAGAAAATAGTCCTATAAAAACTAATTTTGCTAAAGTAGATAATCTACTAAAATCTTCACTTTGCCATATATTAGGGTCTATCATTCTTTTTCTTGCCATTTGCTTTCTCCTTTCGTAAAATAAAGGGCTAAAACTTATTACGTCTTAACCCTCGTTGTTATATTTTTATTTCTCCTGTATGTATTTTTGTATGACATATTCTACATACTTCTATTAAATTGTCTTCTGTATCATTTCCACCACTACCTTTTGATTTTTTATGATGTTTTTCTGTTTGTCCTGTCTTTCCACATAATTTGCATTTTCCTTTTTTATCTTTTAGTATTTTCTTATTTACTACCCTTTCATTTTTAGGTACTGGATTAAATTTATTTGATAAGTCTTTTACTATCATAACTCCCTCCTTTAAGGGCCTTGTGGCAATTACAATATTATTTAATCCTTACTCACTTGCTTAAAATAATCATCTATAATTGCCACGTTATTTCCAACTTTTGAGTAAGCTTTCTATTTCTTCTTTTGGTTTAGTTTCTATATTTAAATCTTTTGCTAAATCAACTAATAATTGTATTAATAAAGACATTTCTTTACTGTCGTATGTGCTTGAGCCATAATAACAATGTACTTTTATACATTTATCTTTTCTACTGACTTCTTGTATTAGAAAACCTAGTCCTTGTTTCTCCCATATTCTTGTAACATTATCGTATGCTTTTTCTTCTATTATCATTGGCTCAAATGTTCCTATTTGTAATATTGCGTCTTTATATATAATTTCTTTAGTTATTGCTTGTCCGTCTTTTGAAAGCTCTTTTGCTATTCTGTCGCATAATACCCAGCAATAAGCATTTGCATCTAGCGACCTTTTCTTTCTGTATTTCTTAAGCTCTACGTTTAGTTTATTTTCATTTTTAAGCTGTTCTATTACTTCTATTTCTTTTGTATCTAAAAGTAAGCTTATTTTTGATTTATGCGTCTTGTAGTCTATTCCTATATCGGTTATTATTCCTGTGCTATTCATTTATTATTTCTCCTGTAAATGGGTCTACATATTCTTCTGTTTCATTTTCTTCTTTTTTATCAAACACAGAATTGTCTTGTTCTCTATTTTTCTTCATTGCATCATCTAAAATTATTCCTAATGCTTTTTTAATTACTGGGTCTGTCTTTTCATTTTTACTAAATAGCCAATCGCAATATTGTCCATCTTGTTTTACTAATTGGCCTAATGTTGTTCCTTTATATTTTCCAAAATTCAATTTAATATTATTTGCTTGTTCTACTGTCATTGTTTCGTTTTGTTCTTGTTGTATAAAATCTTTCATATCTTCTAAATCTTGAGTAAATACTTCACTTAAACTGGCTACTTGTAATACTGCATCTATAAAAGCTCTTTTCTTTGCCATTTTTAAAATTGTATTTACCAAACTACATACGTCAATATTATTAATTTTGTATTTTTCTCTACCATATTTGTCTGTAAATTTCTCTTGATATCCTATATATCCTTCTGGAATTTCATCTACGTTTATGTATCTGTATTTCTTTTCTTTACTGTTACAACTTCCTACTCCTTGAGCTACCGCTTGTCCATTTCTAAATAATGTACATTTTATGTTGTAGCTAAAGAATTCCTTGTCATAATCTTCTGTTGTTTGTAAAAACTCATATTCTGGATTTAATCCAAATAACATACATATTTTTTCTCCACCTGGTTTTAATAATGTAGGTTTATTTGTACCTGGTACTTCTCCATAATCTTGTCCATTTTTTAAAGTTCTTTGAACTACTGCTTGCATTTGTCCAATTTTTTGCATTGTATTTGCAATGTTCTCTATTTCAACTGTATCTATAATACTTAATGCATTTACTTCATTACTCATTGTAATAACCTCCTATTTAATTCTTAAGCTTGTCTTATCATCTACTATTCTTGTTCCTGCAATTATTTCTCCTGTTTCTTTAAAATGATTTTTTATTGCAGTTTTATCTATTTTTGTTGTTACTACTTCTACTTTAAACTCATTAGGTATTTCATCTTCATTTTCTATCTCTACTGACATAGGGTTTTTAGATATTGCTAGTTTCCCTAATTCTGTAGGTATTTCTTTTAGGTCCAACTTTTCCATATTTTCTTTTACGTATTGTTTAAATTTATCTAGTTTTGCTTCTCCTACTTTTCTCATTTCGGCTAGTCTTTTTTCTTCTGCTTTTATTGCTTCTAATAAACTTTCACTATTTTTTACATATCCAATTATGTTTGCACTTTTATTTTGTAGTTCTAATGCTAACTCTTCTCCTAATTGGTTGTATTCTTCTTCTGTTAATTCTCCTTCTTGTGCTTTATCCATTAAAGCTACAAATTTATTTGTAATATTGTATAAACTTAAATTACTCATTTGACTTTCCTTTCTATCTATGCTAATATATAAGCATAGAGTTCATATAAAAATTCTTATTTGGAACTAGATTGATTGTGATAGGTTGTCTAGTTCTATTAATTTTTGTACGTATTCTGAACGTTTACAATTAATTATGTTGTTTCTCATAATGTCTTTTTCTTTTTCTGTTATTCCTATTGCTTGAATATCTTGTATTTGATTGATTGTCATTATTGCTTCTTCTAATAGATTTTTTCTTTCTCTAATACTATCTTCTACAGCTTTTATTGTTTGTTCTTCTAATCTTTTCATTTCTTTTTCTGTCTTTTCTATTAGGCTTAATTCTTTACTGTCTTTTTTAAACATATCTTTTCACCCCTTTCTTAATAAATTGAATTATTGATTATTCCGTATGTAAATATAGGAACATATATACTTAATAATGTTATTGTTGCTAATATGTTCTTTACTATATTCCTTCTTCTTACGTATTTCTTGTCCATTTTCATTTGTTATCACCCCTTTCAAATTACCTTGTTTTGTTCAAGGTTTATCTTTCTCTTTTGATAATCAATATTTACTGTTCTACTTCTTACCTTTTTTCTTATTGGATTTTTTTCTAGCATTTCTTCTTGTGCTGTTTCTTTTAATCGTTCTGTAAATTCTTCTAAGTCTTCTTTTTTAAATCTGTAATCTCTTTTGCCTATTGGAATTACTTTTAAACCTAGATTAATGAATTTCTTTATTGTTCTTCCATCTTTCACATTGAAGTAATCCATTGCTTGTTTCGTTGTTAATAAGGTTTCTATCTTTATCGCCTCCTTTTGTACGATATTTTCGTAATCTTATGGTAAAAAAATAATATCTTTATATTCTACACCATATACCTCTTCCATTCTTTTTATTATTGGTACATCTGGATAAGTAATACCTCTTTCATAATTTCCTAAAGTATCAACGCTTACCCCTATAAGCTTTGAAGCTTCTTCTTGACTTAAACCTTTATTTGTTCTTAATGCCTTGAGTGTTAATTTCATTTCACACCTCCTTGTTCTTTTTTCTGCAATCATAATACTACGATATTTTCGTAATGTCAATACTTTTTTTCAAAATTTTCGTAATTTTTTTATTTTTTTCTTGATTTTTTTACGAATACGCCGTATAATAGGCTTAGGAGGTATGTTATGAATAATTTAGGAAACAAAGAAATTTTTTCAAAGAATTTAAGATATTATATGACTATTCATAATAAGACTAGAAATGATATGTGTAGAGAACTAGGTTTTAAATATACTACTTTTACCGATTGGTATAATGGAAATATTTATCCTGGAATAGATAAAATAGAAAAAATTGCAAATTATTTTAGAATAGAAAAATCTGACTTAATTGAAAACAAGGATAAACAAACCAACAACAAGCAAGCCTTTCCTTTACTAGGAACAGTTAAAGCAGGATATAATTATTTAGCTAATGAAAATATAGTTAGCTATGTTTCTATTGACAAGACAATATCTGACCCTGAAAATTATTTTGCTTTAAGAGTTACTGGGGATAGTATGCAACCTGTTTTATTTGAAGATGACATTGTTATAGTTCATAAACAAAATGACGTAGAAAATGGACAAGTTGGAATTGTTTTGATAGACAATGAAGAAGCTACTGTGAAAAAAATTGTAAAACACGAAGATTATATAGAATTGATTGCTTTTAATTCTTATTATCCGCCTAAAAAATTAACTAAAGATGATAACTTTAAAATAATAGGTAAAGTCGTAGAAGCTAGAATTAGTAAAATTTTTGAATAAGGAGAAAAAATAACGTGGAAATAAATAAAATACAAAATATTTTAGACTGGGTAAAAGAACAAGTGTTTTTAGATAGTATTTCTTTTAAGGCTAAAAATCGTAAAGTTAAAAGAGGAGAAATCTATCACTGTAATTTTGGATTTGGTATAGGCTCAGAAATACAAAAAGAAAGACCTTGTGTTATTGTCCAAAATGATATTAGAAATTTTAATTCTGGAACAGTTATAGTAGCCCCTATAACGCATACTGATAAAAAGTTGCCTTGTATGGCTGAAATTGAACCCCAATATAATGAAGATAAGACTATTTTAGTTGATGGGTTTGTTAATCTATCTCATATACAAACTGTTTCCAAATCCAGATTAGGTGACTATATCTCTAAATTACCTAATTCTGATATTAAAAAAATTAATTTAGCAATTTATGATACTCTTGGTCTAATGTCTGAAATTAAGGATTATGAGCGTAAATTAAAAGACAAATTATCTTATATAGAAAAAATTAAAGCAGAAAGAAATAAATCTCAAGACGATTTAAATATAGTCTATGCTTTAACCAATACTAAAAATATTAATGAATTTATAGATTTTTTTCATAATAATATTAAATAAATTATAAAAAAATCAAAAAAAATTGCAAAATCTCTTTACAAAACAAAAAAATACTAGTATAATTAATTTACTAGTAAGAACTTTACATAAAGTTCTGTGTTGTTTGATGAGTACAAAAACTTTGGATAAGTTTTTACATACAATGAATACTTTTTGTTAAAACAACGTATACTTTAAACACAAGAACATTGTAAATAGGATATTTACAATAGTATTTTAAAAAGAGATTTGAGGAAACTTGAATCTCTTTTTGTTATAACAAATATCAATTTTATTAATATATTTTATTTGACAATGAACATATCATAAGGTATAATTACATTAAGATACAGCTATAAGTTATGTTGAGTAACTTATCGGCATTCTAGAAGATTCTGGAGAGTTCATTGCAACTCTCCTTATTTTTTATAAAAAAATAGATAATGTACTCTGTCGCCAAACTTTATACATTATCTATCTCACAAACCACTTGTATTAGCGGTCTTATTGTATTTATTATACAATATTAGACATCTTTATACAAGTACCAAAAATTTGTTTAAGGAGGTATTTTTATGGCTGGAACAAAGAGAAAAACAGGCACTAATAGATGGCGTTTAGAATATATGTTAGATGGTGAAAGATATAGCCAATATGTTACTGCTAACTCACCTACTGAAGCAGATAAAAAACTTGCGTTATTTATTGCTGAAGTAGAAAAAGGAACATACTATAAAGCTTCATCTATTACTTTTGTTGAATTTTCTCAATTATTTTTAGATAAATACGCATATGACAACTTATCCCCTACTACTGTTAGGGATTATAAAAACAGATTAAATAAACATATATTAAAAGACTTTGGTAAATTAAAATTAGACCGTATTAAGAAGCTTCAGGTTCAAGAATTCGCCAATAAATTAGTTAAGGAATATAACTTGTCATCTAAGACTGCTAAAAACTATTTAAACCTAATCTCATCAATATTAAACAAGGCTGTTGATGGGGATTATCTTAATAAGAATGTTGCTGACAAAATAAGTATACCTAAAAATCATACTAAACCCAAAAAGAAGGTTATTCTATATAGTTATAATGAAATTAAATTGTTTATTGACGCACTTGAAAAGTTAGAAGATAAAATGTTACAAATAGCTATTTACACTTCATTTTATACTGGAGCCAGAAGGGGTGAAGTAATCGCATTATCATTTAACAACTTTAATTTCAGAACCAGTATAATAGATATAAATTCTAATAAAGTTGGTGTAGCTGGCGGAACCATAGAAAAGGATATAAAAAACGAAAAGAGTAGGTCTTTTTATGTGCCTAAATCTTATATGAAAAAAGTAAAAGAATATTATAATTATTTAGGAAAACCTAAT